GCAAGGTTCTGATTTTCGAGGAACCAAACATGGCACCTGGGCACGAAGGAGAGGCTCAGGATTACTCCATCGGGATCGACACAGCAGACGGACTTGGTAACGACGAAGAAGATAGGTCGGTGTGCTCTGTCACTCGGAGTATGACCGGCGAGAATTTCGATGTGCAGTGTGCGGAGTTGTGTTCAAACCGGATCAACGCTCCGCAGATGGTCGGATTTGCGGCGTGTCTCGCAGCATGGTACGGAGTCAAGACGAAGTCGGAGCGCGGCGCCAAGTTTGCAATTGAGCAGCGCGAGCGACCAGGGGACGATTGCCAGCTTCAATTGAAACTCATGGGATTCAGGTTCCAGCATCTCGACATGCGCTACGACAACAAAAAGATCGATGAGCACAAAGGCCACAAGGAAGGCATCTACATGAACGCATGGAGCCGTCCGATGCTCATGACGAGGTTTGTGGAGGCAGTGAATGGCGGATGGTACAAGCCGCAGTCGCCGTTTTTAATTGAAGAACTCTCGTCTCTCGAACGCAAGATTGCGAAGGCCGGAAAGAGTAAGATGGAGCACCAATCCGGGAAACACGATGACCGTGTTTTGGCGGCGGCGCACTCATACTGGACGCGGCATCACATGGATGTTCTTGCAGATCGCTCGCAAAAGCGGTACGCTCCACCTGTGAGCCGTCCTCCCGAAGTCGATTACAGTTACAGCACTGGAGCGCAAGTGTCGGTCGGAGATTGGTAAATGGAAGATTACGTCATTCAAAACAAGATTCTCGTCCCCCGGTCGCTCGCACGGCAAACGCAGATGTCAAAGCCCGTGGTCTTCTGGTTCAACAAAAAGCGCGACCACATCATGAACGCTCCCGGACCTCAGATCGTCCCACCGACCGGCTACCAAAAAATCGAATGCGTCCATGCGCACGAAGTTGACAAGTGGAGTAACCGTCTTCGAGCGCAAGAGAAGCGCATCAGAGAAATGGACGATGAGGATCGCTACAGGTACGAGGATGCGATCCGCTTCGACATGATAAAGGAGATGAAGAAGAATCTCGCCGCGTCAACCGATCTTGTGAATCGCGGATTCCTCGCGGCGGCGATCAAGTACGCGGAAGACCAGAGAGAGAAGGGCCGGCCGGTTCACATCAAGCGTGAGACGTATCAAGCGTGCGAGGCTGAAGAAGGGGTGGCTTCCTAAGTGGCCGAAGATAAGAAACTCGATTGGCAGGTGCCGCGTTTCGAGATGCCCGCTGGCGACCGCTTTTCTTGGGTCGAGGAACAGATTCAGGAAGGCGAGGGATGGCTCAGCGGACAGACAGCCTACAAGAACCTCTCAAACAATCTTCTAATTTTCGACGCGGTAGTCAGCGACAAAATAAAGTCCACACTTGTCTCCAATGGCCTGAAATACGATCTCCGAAAATTCGTTGAGACCATCTCCGAAGTCAGCGAGATCGCGAAGTACGGCTCAGACGCCCAACAATTCAAACCCTTCGCGGAGATGGTCAACAAAGTTGCCAAGGGTCTGTATCTTGAGTCGCAATTCCCGCGTAGTATTCGCAAGGCTCTCCAGTTTGCTCTCTTGGGACGTGGATACATCTGGCCGAAGTGTAAAACTGGAGAGTACGGATACGGCGAGCGCAAGATCGTTTTCGAGCCGCTGGGGATTCTTGATGTTGTCCCCGTGCAAGTGCCTTCGAGCGGAGACGTTCAAGAAGCCTACGCGAATACGATCTACGTCTACATGCCGATTGCGGAGGCGCACGGTCGCTTCCCGCTGTTCCAGTCAAGCCTCGTCCCAGTCAGCGCGGTCACCTATCAGTCACGGGTAGCAGCTCGGAGAGCAGACTTTGCGGAGAAGTACCGCTATGGGGATCAGGCAAGAAATTGGGGCAATCTCTATTGCGAGATCCGCTACACGTTCATTCGGGACATACGTATCAACAACACGCAGAGTCCGATGCCGATGGGAGACTGGTCGGGCGGGAGTCCGGTTACCAGTTGGTCCTATGAAGTCCCCTACGTCGGTCAGGAAATTTTCGGAGGCATCCGAAACGGGCAGCCATACATGCGACCGGCGCAGATTGAAGACTGTCGGGTGTATCCGTTCTTGCGTCTGATTATCACCAGTCCTGGCATGGAAGAACCGATGTACGACGGACCCGCATACGACTGGCACGGGATGATGCCGGCAGTGCAGTACGACTTAGACGATTGGGCTTGGGAGACGATGGGCCGGTCGATCATTCAAGATGTGGGATCAATCGAGATCACAAAGCGGAAACTCGAACGGAAGATGGACAGTGTGATAACGACCACGCTGAATCCTCCGATGGGATACAACCGGGGCGAGGCTGGCGGACCCAAGATTGAAAACTTCGACATCTTCGAGGAAGACGTTCGCTACGGCGTGGACGGAGAGCCTAAGAAAACCTTGCAGTCACTTCTCCCAGAAGAAGTCCGAGTCATCGCCGAACACTTTAAGTTTTTAGAAATGCTCGCAGCGGCGAGGAAAGAGCAGCTCGGGATCAACGATCTCGGGAACCTCGCGAACATGAAGTTGAATTTGTCGGGAGACACTCTCGACAAGGCTCTCGAACCAGTCGGGCCGATTGCCAAGGGAATTGCGGCTGGAATGGAAGCGGCGAACGCGAAGATTGCGTACATGTTGAAGTTTTCGATCCCGCAGTGGTATGACACAAAACGGATTATTGAATACGTGGGGCCGGACAACATCACGCCGGAAGTCTTTGACTTCGATCCCGCATCAATGGTGCCAAGCCACATGCCGGATGAATACATGGATGGTAACGTCCCCACGACCCCTTCTGCCTACAAGCCAATCGACCGAATGCGCCGGTTGGCGAAAAATATGCGGCTGATCTCCGTTCCAAGCACGCTGATTAAGATGACGCAGCAGGCGGAACAGTTGAAGTGGATGTCCCTGAAATTCAAAAACGCTCCGATCTCTTGGTCAACGACACTCACGAAAATCGGAATTGACAATTACGGAGAAGTGAAAGGCTCGACGGAGCGCGAGAAGTGGATCAATGAGCAGATCGAAGACTTGAAGCTGAAGGCTATTGCGGCGAAGTTGGCGATGGAGCTTGGACTCACGGAACCGGGAGAAGGCGGCGGTAAGCCTGGAGGCGGCAAAGGTGGAAGGCCGCCGAGCGGAAAGAAGCCAATGAAGCAGGCGATGAAGGGTGGTAAGGGCGGGGAACCTCGCGTGGTCAACAAGGAGAGCTGATGGATCAGGACAAGATTGTTAGCGTCAAAGACTACATCGTCACGGAAACCGTGATTGAACCGAAGACGCCGGTAGCGGACGTGGCCGAATTCTTAAAGTCCAGCAAGACGACTGGCAAGGTTCAATTTGACTTGAGCCAAGGAGGAAATCAGCGGTTTTTATTGACGGAAAGAACGAAATTGACGGAGCCTCAGGCGGCTCAACTGAGAGCGATTCTGGGTTGGACCAAAGAAAACGCTTGACACGTAAACCGACATTGGCGTAAGTGTAAGGGGACGTTGAGATTCGTGAGCGACCTCCCAAGGTAGTGCTGGCGGCTCGAAAGCAGGAATGGCTTTCGAGCCGTTCTAATTTTGGACGACAGGAGACTCACAATGGCGCGACGCAAAGGTCACATGGTCAAGATCCACGGCGGCGGGAAGAAGAAAAGCCGCAAAGGGCACGGCCGGAAGCGCGGCGGACGCAAGGGACGCGGCAAGAAATAGTCATGGCCACCAGTCCCCAACCAGATCCAACACAAGCCGGGGGCGGAACACCTGATGCTGGTGCCGCTCCTGGCGGTTCTCCCTCCCAAGCTCCAGCGAGTCAAGAACAAGTCATTCTCGCGCAGATGTACCAGATGTGTAAGCGTCTGGCGCAGGGCAAGCCGGAACTTTCTGCCGGCTTACAGAAGGCCGCGCAGGGAATACAAGAAGCGCAGACAGCGCTCGTAACTGGAGCACAACCGCAACCGACAAGTTCTAACCCCGCACAATAGAGGAACCGTCCAATGAAAACAGTTGAAGAAATCCTGAAAGAGTCGGGACTCACAGACGAGCAGATCAAGGCGCTCGACGCGAAAGTTGTTTCTGGCCTGACGACCGTTGTAACCTCCTCGAATTCCGACCTCGAAAAATCCGAACTCGCTCGCAGGGCACAGCAACAGCAGTACGATCAGGTAATCGCTCCGGCGCTCGATGGATGGGCGAACGAAAAAGCCAATCTTGAAGCGCAGACGAACTACTACAAGACATTGGCCGAGAAAGCGAAGGAAGGTGGATTCCTTCCCGGTACGGAGCCGTTCAAGCCTCCGGTCGCAGCGGCAGCGCGAGACGAAGGCGGGAAGTTTGTAGCCGGAGACACGGGCAGTCCGAAGTTTGTTGAGAATCTCCGCATGGAAGCGGCCACGGCGATCTCGACCATCATGGACGTGCAATGGAGGTATCAGAGCCTCTACGGGAAGCCGATGCCAGATTCTCCGACCGCGCTCATCAAGGAAGCGTCCGACAACCGGATGCCGACCATTCAGTACATCGCCAAGAAGTACGACTTCGCCGGCAAAGAAGCGGCGATGGCGGCAGACGCCAAAAAGAAAGAGACGGATGCGGCAGTAGCCGCGGCCCTTGCCGAAAACGACAAGAAGTGGGCAGAGAAGGTTGGCA